AGACACATCCTAAATTGTAACAAAATAAAAAAATCTATAAATTAATATTGTGGCATGGCTTCATTGTTAAGCATATTCAAACCCAAAACACAACAGCGCTCAAGCTTGACGTCTCCGACTGATTGGCTGATGCAATCATTATCCTCAATGTTTGGATCTCAAACAACGAGTGGAATGGCTGTGAATGCAAACAGCGCAATGAGTATCGCATCAGTTCACGCTTGCGTGAGAGTAATATCGGATGCAATCTCAGGGCTATCATTTAAATTATATTTTGATGACGGCACAAACAAGCGCCAAGTCGTAGCTCATTATTCTAACTATGTTTTAAACGAACCAAATCCTTATCAAACAAAGTTTGACTTCATGACATTCATGACGGCGCAATTAGTTTTAAAAGGCAACGCATACGCATTCATTAAAAGGGACGAAAGATTCATTGCGACGGCTATACATCCAATAGTAAGCGATACTGTATCTGCTTATATGATGGACGGAGAATTATTCTATAGAGTCAACGCTCCTGGATTCCCATCGGTTATTCCTGCAAGCGATATGCTTCACTTTAAAGGTTTGTCAACTGATAATGTATTGGTAGGCAAGTCTCCGATTGTCATGCACGCTGAAACCTTGGGGATTGATCTTGCTGCTATTAAGTCGAGCGCCGCGGTTTATAAAAATGGAACTTTAAAATTCCTTTTAAAATCCGTTTCAAAAATAGACCAGGCGCAGGCTGCTCCTTTAAGAAAATCTCTTGACGATGTAATCGAAGGGAATCAACGCAGCGCAGTTTTGCCGCATGGTGTTGAGATGGAAAAATTATCCATGACACCGGAAGAGGCGCAGTATATTCAAGCCCGTCAATTTTCAGCGGAAGAGATAGCTCGTATTTTTGGGGTACCTGCTTCAATGATTGGAGCAAAGGATGGAATCAAATCAAGCGTCGAGCAAGAGTATCAAGATTTCTATTCAAGGACTTTAATGTCTTATTGCATAAATATTGAGCAGGAACTTCGCAGAAAATTACTAACTGAAAACGATAAAACTTTTTATTACTTTAAATTTAATTTTAATTCATTATTGAGAGCCAGTGCAAATGATCGCGCAGACTTTTACAATAAAGGAATCCGAGGCGGATGGTTAAGCCCTAACGAGGCAAGGGCATTTGAAGATGCAGAAGGATTTGACAATGGTGGCAAATATTACGTTGAGGCAAACTTAATTCCTGCAGACCAATTCGAAGCTTACATGAATGCAAAGATTGAACAACTCATGGCGAGCGCATATTCAAATAATAATCCCGACGGGAATAATAATAACACACAAGCATGAAAACCATAAGAGCAATTGGAAGTATAAACTACAGAGCAGTAGGTGACGGCATGCCGAAGGAATTCGGTGGCATTGCTGCGGTAGTTGAAACGACCACAGATCTAGGATATTTTGAAGAGCGCATAGTTCGTGGCGCATTCGACAACGCCTTAAAAAAGGATTACGACATCCGTTGTTTATTTAATCATGAGAGCGAATGTATCCTTGGACGAACGAAGGCGAACACATGCGCTGTGTATGTAAACGCTGACGGGAATCTTGAATATACCTGGGTGCCAGACTATGAGAACCCACTTCATATGCAAGTTGCCCGCTCAATTATCCGTGGCGATATTACTCAATCTTCATTTGCATTCACTGTGAAAAATAGATTATGGGAAAAATCTGATAAATACGGTGATTTATCTTTGCATATCATTAAAGAGATTGAGGATTTATATGACGTAAGTCCAGTGACTTATCCTGCGTATGTTGACACGGAAGCAGAAGCTCGCAACTTGGATTTAACTAAGCCAAAAAAACAAAATGAATCTGATCAAATAACAATACTTAAACTAAAATATAAATGAAAATCAAAGCTTTGAAAGAAGAAAAAGGACGTTTAATCGAAGAATTGAACGGACTGCAAAACAGCATTAACACCGAAGCGCGTTCAATGACTGACACTGAAAAAACTCGTTTCTCTGAAATCGATGCACGTCTAGACGTTATCGGAAGTGAAACCGAAACTCTTGAAAAATTGCAGAAGAGAGCATCTGAAAAGGTTGCCTCTGCTCCAGTTTATGGCGCAGCATCAAGCAGCGAAAAAACTGAACGCAATAAAATGGCTGACGCTTACTCTTTCAAAAGAGCTATCGAACAAGCTACAACTGGACGTCGTGATGGTGTCGAGTACGAAATGCACAAGGAAGCTGCAGACGAATTTCAACGCGCAGGTGTTAGCGTAAGCGCTCACTCTGTATTGTTGCCGTCTGACGTGTTCAAGCGTGACATGACTGCGACTGGTGGAACTTCTGGTTCTGAAGGTGGTGTTAACATCCAAACAAATGTTGGTGGAATCATTGATGTATTATTGCCTTCAACCGTATTAGCTACATTGGGCGTAACTCGTTTCGACGGATTAACTGGCAATTTAGATCTACCAACTGCTAGCACTCAACCTGCAGCAGGATGGAACACTGAAAACGGAACTGCGACTGAGAAATCTCCTGCATTTTCTAAAATCACTTTCTCTCCAAAGAGATTGGCTGCATTTATTTCAGTATCTAATCAGTTATTGAGACAGTCTTCAAATTCAATCGATGCTTACGTTAGACAATATTTGATTAACGCAATGGCTATCGAACTTGAAAAAGTTGCTATTAAGGGCGGCGGAACTAACGAGCCAACTGGTATCATTGGGAACGCTAACACAAACGTAGTTTTTGCAGGTGGATCTACTAGCGCCGCAAATGGTGCTGCAGCGGTTTGGGCTGACGTTGTAAACTTAATGAAATCTGTTGAGTCTAATAACGGAATGGGACAAGCATACATCACTAACCCATTGGTAAAAGCGGCTCTTCAAACTACTGGCAGACAAGCTAGCGGCGTTGAAGGTAACTTCATTTTACAAAGTGGCGCTAACGAATTGAATGGTTATGCGATGAGAAGCTCAACTTTGGTACCTTCAAACCTTGCAAAAGGTTCAAGCTCAACTTTGAGTGCATTAATCTTTGGTGATTTCAGCCAATTAGGAATTGCATCTTGGGGCGGTATGGAATTGACAGTTGATCCTTATTCAGGTGCGACTGCAGGTTTGACCAACCTTGTTTTGAATGCTTACTTAGATGTTAACTTATTGCAGCCGAAAGCATTCGCTGTATGTAAGGACATCATTGCTTAAAAATAAAACGGCACGACGTTAATCGTGTAAAATTGGGGGGCTTAAATGTCCCTCAATTTGCTAACATATGAAAAAAGTTATTTTTATTAAATTCCCGATTGCCTTAGGTTTAGTTTACGGTATTGGGGATGTTGCTGAATTAGAATCAAAGCAAGCTCAGACTCTTATCGATGAGGGCTATTGTGAAGAGATCAAAAAGAAAAAACCTATTAATCCAGAATTCGACTAACCATGTTAACAGGCCGCAGAGTTGTATCGCTAACAAATGCCTCAACCGCTTACATATCTGTAGCGGAGGCTAAAGCTCATTTGAGAGTGACTCACTCATCAGATGACTCTTATATATCTACGCTTATAACTGCGGCGCTTGAGGCTTCCTCTTTTTATGTTGGATTCTCTATTCCGTTGGCGGTTGTTAGATATGGATTTGATTCTCTTGTCGGTCAACCTGCATTAATGAATCCATTGAATGGATCACCATTGACAATCGGCAACTATTTAAGAATCGCTTCCAGGGTTATCGACATCAATAAGATGTATTACGTCAATCAAAATAATGCATTGACTGAATTTTCTGCAGCGGATTGGATTGATTCTCCCGACATGCTTTCTGATTTTGGAATAAATATATTTGTTAATAACTTGCCTCCGACATTAACGGATGACAACACAAAATATATTGTAGAAGTACAGGAAGGATTTTCAACTGCAGACTTTCCGGCATCAATAAAAATGGCTTGCATGTTGCAGATTGCGCAGTATTATGACAACCGTCAAAATATTGTTGTTGGAACTATTTCTAGCGAGATGCCATTTGGTGCAAATCATTTATTGGATAAATTCAAGGTACCTGTATTTGGATAATGAACATCGGAAGACTTGACACTCCGCTAGCTATTTATCGCTATTCTGAAAACGTTGATTCAGACACTGGAGAGCGCTCAAAGGTTTGGGCTAAACTCTTGGATATTTGGGGAACTTACGAGCCGACAGATGGCGGAACAGAGGGTGTCTATGCGGACACTCGAGAGAATAAACAGATAGTTAAATTTCAAATCCGTCATACTGATATAAATGTAAGGGATCGGATAAGAATGGACGGGGTTGATTTCAATATTATTTCAATCATGAAAATTGAGAGAGATATGTATATGAAGATAATGACGCAATTGACCGAATGATTACTGGTTTGCAGGAAGTCTTGAAAGCACTGGCTGAGGCAGGCAAGGCAATAACAGATCAAGAGGTAAAAAAGATTGTAAGGGATGAGGCTATGGCTATGATAATCACAGCGCAATCAAAAGCACCGAGTCAGGACATAAGAGAATCAATCGCCTTTATTGAAAAAAACGAAAACAAATTTACGAAGACGGTATTAATTGGACCTCGTTATTACGGCGGACATCGTGGACAATTGGCACATACTTTTGAATATGGTACGGCTGAGCGTTTTACAAAAGACGGTCAAGCTCGTGGTTTCATTATTGCGCAACCATTCATGCGTCCTGCACTGGATCAACATAAAAATAATATTGTAACAAATGTTCCTGAAAGAATTCTTAAACTTGCAGTCGATACTTATAATAATAAATAAAAAAAATATACAAATATGGCAACCACAGGACTAATGAATGGTACTCTCGTCAGCTTATACAAGGATGTATCTGGCGTATTGACAAAATTTGCGAACGGCACGAGTGCTGATTTCTCAATCACCAAGGACACAATTGACGCTACAAATAAAGACGGCGGAAGTTACAAAGAATTTTTAGTAGGCTTGACTTCATGGACAATGAACTTCGAGGGACTTTATGAAGAGGATGGATCTGTTACAGGTCAAAGCGCTAAAGAAGTTTTAGCTGATTTGATGACAGGCGCTCTTATCACTGTTGTAATGACTACAAATGTAACTGGCGACATGAAGTTGTCAGGTTCGGCTTTATTGACTAACTTTGCCTGGAATGCACCCGTAAACGACGTTTCAACTTTTACATGTTCTTTACAAGGTAGCGGCACATTGACAGTTGCAGTTGTAGCTTAATCTTTTTGTTTTCATATTCCATAATTAGAGAGGGGGCGTAATGCTCCCTTTTTTTATTATATTTGCAACATGGAAATCGAAATCAACAAAATAAAATATCCGTTATTTTTTAATATGACGGCAATCGAGAATGTAATGCAAGCTGCAGGAATGCAAGATTTTTCTTCATTCGGCGAGAATAAAGACCTTGTTAAAAGTCTTAAATTCTCAAGAGATTGCGCTTTCTTTGGATTGAAAGCGGGCTGCAAAAAGAATAAAATTGAAATGCCATTTACATCCAGTGAAGAGTTGGGCGATGAGATTGAAAGCTTTGAAGATTTGAATCCCGCTGTTGAAGCATTCACGAAGGCGGTGGGTGATTTTTTTCAAACGAAGAGCCAAAATTAAAAGGCTCACAACGGGAATCAAAGCCGTTAAGTTGGAAGGATATTAAATTAATAGCGTGGGGTGAGATGTCAATCATGCCTCATGAATGGGACGATGTGACTCCTTTGTATTTTCGGTTGCGCCTGGAAGGGATGAGGGGTGTTCAGATGCAAGAATATAGAAACAAATGGGAACAAACTCGATGGCTTGCTGCGGTTATGTTGTCGCCACATGCGAAAAAAGGCAAAGAAATAAAGCCTCAAAGTTTGTGCTTATTCCCATGGGAAGAAAAATCGACTCAGGATGTAATTGATATTGTAACCAAAAACAAACATATCTTCGATAAATTGCGACTGTGAATTCTCTCCTTATTACATATAACATCCTTAAAAACGATTCGGCTGTTAACACTGCAACGAGCGGGAGAATCTCTCCCTTGCGTTTACCACAGGCAACATCCTTTCCCGCGATCTCTTATTTTCAAGTGTCGCTTGTTGCAAATCAAACCCAGCTTGGATATTCAAAAACCGATTTTGCAAGGGTTCAGATTAATATATTTGGGATGACCATTGCTTCCTGCACAAGTTTAGCGGCGCAAGTTAGAACTGCAATGCAATCTGCTCCCGGTATATTTAACGGAGTAGTTTGTCACGACATTAAATTTGATCAAGAAGTTTTGCTATCAGACGACACTGCAGGTGAAGAGGGAATTTATCACATCGCTCAAGATTACATTTTGATGTTTAATAGAGATTCAACAATCAGCGCTTACAAATTACTTCTTGAAAATGGGGACTTTATGCTCCTTGAAAGTGGCGATAAAATTTTAGGATAATGGCAGAAAAACAAATTAATATAGTAATCGGCGCAGACATTGCGAAGCTTGAAAAAGGCTTTAAAGATGCGGTTACGGTCATCGGTGCCAGTGGTAAAAAAATCTCTTCCGAGATGGATGCCACAGTCAAGACTATTGAAAAAGATTTTGCAAGAATTGCAAGTTCACCAAATACTAAAAGGACTGTCGCACAGTTGCAGAATTTGGCGCTTAAAGTTCAAGAACTTGGACCAGAGTTCGAGCACATGGCTAATAAAATTGTCCAGGCTGCAGGTAAAATTAAAGACAAGGTAGAGGATGCTGGTTCTCAAATTAAATATTTCGCATCCGACACACGAAGAGTTGACGCAGTAATTGCGGGAGCACAAGGTGTTGCGGGAGCGTTTGGAATTGCAGAAGGTGCGGCGGCTTTGTTTGGATCTAAAAATAAAGATTTAGAAAAGACAATGATGAAAGTTCAGGGCGCTATTGCTTTAATGAATGGAATTCAAGCGGTGCAAAATGCTTTATTAAAAGAAAATGCGTTCATGACTGGTCTTGCTACGGCTAAGCAAAGTGTTTTGGCTATAGCTACATATGCAACAGCGAGCGCAACCAATGCCCTCAAAGTCGCTTTGGTATCAACTGGCATCGGCGCCATAGTCGTTTTGTTAGGGACCTTAGCAGCGGGATACATGAATACTACGGAGGTAACTGATGAGTTTGTTCAAAAGCAAAAGGAGGCTGCGGATGAGTTGAAAAAAATGGGCGTTGATTACATCAATGGGCTTAATGATAATGCGCAGGAAGAATATGATTTAATTGAAAAAAGAGGAAAATTAAATAATTTATCTCAAGTAAAAATAATAGAACAACAAAAAAAATTCGCTTATGAGCAACAAAAAATAAATGCTCAAAAAATTAGCGACATTAATATATCCTCGGAAGAATCAAGAGCGGCCTTGGAGCTATCAAATTCATGGACTAAAAAATATAATTCTTTGGATTTAGATTTGCAAATTGCAATCAACGAAGAAAAGAAAAAGAATGACGAAAAATACTGGGATGATTATGTTAAAAACTTCAAAAAGTTTAATGAAAAAGTAGTCAAAGAAAGTCAAAATAAAAATGCTAAATTAGCAACATCGGCAAACAATAAGCCGGGCGCAGACATTCCATCAGCTCAATTAATGGAAGCACCTGCTGAAATAGATCCAATAAAAGCGAAAGAAGACAAGGCTTATAAAGACAGATTGTTTGGATTGAGTGCTTTCTTAAAAACAAAAAAAGGGCTTGAGTTAATTCAGCAAAGACAAAGAGAGCAAAAGCAAATAGCTCACGAACAAAAAATTCGTGAAACTATGATTAAATTTAATGAAGATAATTTAAAATTTACTGCTGCTTTGAATGCTCAATTGGTATCCATTCAATCAGACGCATACGCTAACATCGGACTTGCAATCGCTGACGGATTAATGAATGGCGGAAATGTGCTTCAAAGTGTATTCTCAATTATATTAAATTCAGTGGCTGCATTTGCCGACGCGTATGGAAAGGCTTTGATTACTGCAGCTGTAGCGTCAGAGGCATTTACAAAATTATTGATTGCTAATCCAGTACTTGCAATTGGCGCAGGTATTGCATTGGTTGCGGCGGGTGCAATGGTAAAATCAGTTGCAAATAAAGGCGTGACAGCATTCGCCGACGGTGGTATCGTTAGCGGTCCAACGTTGGGACTTATGGGTGAGTATCCAGGAGCGTCTTCAAATCCAGAGGTTATTGCGCCATTGTCTAAATTGCAAGGGATGTTGGATATAAGGGGCGGAGGTTTTCCTGCATTTATGGAAACCAGATTTGACGGAAGAGATTTATATTTGGCAGTGAAAAAATACGAAAGGGATTCTCAACGTGGCTAGAGTTTATTGGGGTGAGTTTACATCCGTCGCAAATATAGATTATAAGGTTGAAATTTGGAATGGGCCTACCGGAAGCGGAGCAGGTGGCACCGAGTTAAGACTTGTAGAGGAAGGAATTAAAATAGATCGCCAAGGTCAAGGCGACACTTTGTTTGAAAACATAGTTAAGAAATCAAAGGCATCGGCATTTTTTGCAATCGACAACAAT